GAACGATGATGGGTTGCATGAACGAAAACAATAGCAAGGAAATGCATGAGGGGAGCGGACAATGGAAATCATAACAAAACTGGAACAGTACTATTCCATGAAGCAGGAAGCCAAAGACCTCCGGCAGAGGATTGAGGCAGGGGAGCGTTACCTTGCAGAGATGGAGAAAGAGGGGTGTCAGGTATCAGACACAGTGACAGGGACACGAAAAGATGGGACGATCGGAGCGATCTGTGTCACCGGCTTCCCGATTCCGG